TCGATGATTTCTGGCCTTGCGGATCGAAGAATCTCATCGGCTGGCCCGGCAGCGTCATGGGGATGGTGAATGTCACTGTGTTCGACACGCCGCCCACCGTGTTGGTCGTCACCGAGGTCCAGTTGGTGAACGCCGTCCACGAATAGAATTGCGTGATATTGGTGGTGCTTTGCATGGTCCAGCCGGAGGTTAGGTTTGTGACATTGATGTAGATCAGGATGTTGGTGCCAATGGTTCCTAAAGCGCGGATCAGATGAATTGTGCTGGAGGCCACATCAATGGCGGCCGAACCATTGACCGATAAGGTGCAATGTTGCAAGCCGTTGGTGTCCATGGTTGACAGGAAGGCCGAGCCGCCGACCGAGTTGGCAATCGCCGTGTCCGTGTAATTCTTCGTGGCCACGTCCTGCGGGTTGACCGGGTCTTGCGCGCTGTAATACTGCCCATAGCCGCCGTTGGTGCGGCCAATCAATTCTGGGTGGTCAATCAGATAAACCTCCAGCTCGCCCAGGCCGCCGCCGGCACCGGACACCGACAGGTCAACCGAGTTGGTAGTGGTGAAGGTGGACGCGCCGCCGTTGGTGCAGATCAGGAACCACGTCACGTCGCCGTTCGTGCTGGCAAAGACCGACTGGTTCACAATGGTAAGGAGCGGCGTAATTGCACCTTGGCCGAGCTGGCCACCGTTGAAGTTGAGCGACGAAAATCCCGTCGAAAATGTGCCGATGAAATTAGACGTGCCCCAGACGATGTTGTTGGTGGCGAAGACGGTGTTATTGAAGCTGCTCAACCAGGCGTTTGTGAGGTTGTAGGCGGTGACGATGTTAGTGCCAGCCGGGCCGATCGCGCCGGCGGGGATGACCATGTTGTAATAGGCGGTGAGATTGGTGACGCCGGTCAGCGTCAAAGCCGGCGCGTTGGTGTAGGTGGTGACGGAGGCCGTGAACACCATGTTCGTGGCCGTGTTGGTGGCAATCGCGGTCACGGCCGCGAGGTTGGTCGTGAGGCTGGCAATGCTCGCGGTGTTGCTGCCGAGCTGCGTCTCAACGTAGGCGAAGTTGTTGTTGATCTTCGTGCCGCCAACGTCGCCGGTGTCGCCGCCGCTGGTGCTGCCAATATTGATGGTTTGAATCTGTGCCCGCGTCACGGCCACCATAAAGAAAAGGATAAGGGCGCTGGCGAGTGACGAGTGGCGAGTGGCGATGGTTTTCATGATCAGAATTTGTAGTTTTGGTTGAACTTGGAACCTTGGTTGAACTGGAAGGCCGGCGGCGCCGGGGTAAGCGTCGGAAATTTGACCGGATTAAAGTTGATGCCGAGCAGTCCGCCGAGCGACGCCTCGCCTGGCAGATAAATCTGCTCGCCGCCGGGGTGTCCGGGCTGCTGCTGCGTGTAAAACATCGAGGCCACACTGGCCGGGTCTTCATAGGGATCGAAGGTTGGAAAGACGCCCGGCGCATTGCCGGGCAACAGTTCCGCCGCCAGGGGATTCAGCGTGGCGATGGTGAAATACGGGATCGGCGGCGCGCGCAGGGCGGATTTTTGCGAGATGAGATAGGTCAGTCCTGGTGGCGCGCCGTTGGCCCAATAGCCATCCAGCCGGCCGGGGCCACTAGGATTGTAGCCATCGAAATACCAAAACACCGGGCCGGGAAAAAGAAACCCATTTGCTGCCACATTACCATGCGTGAGCCGTGGATCAGCGGTGCCACTAACGATGGCTTTCAAGAGAATGCCAGAGGGATTATCCAAGCCAGCTGCAACCACGTTCTGGATGGTGATGCCACTGCTGGCGTAAATATCCACCGGATAGAAAAGCGGCGCCATCGACAACGGCTTTGGGATGTCAGCAACCGGATCGAAGGTATCGGTGCCGCCGGGCGGGCGGCTGCCATAAACCGGATACGTCACCACCAGGCTCCGCAGCATCAGGCTGGCACCAGGCGGGAGCGCGTCTTTTTTGTAGCCGAAGGCCACCGTCGGGCCGGTGGTCAATTTGTAAAGCTTGGTCGGGTTCAGCAGCTGGATCTGGTCGAGCAGCGCGTTACAGTTGGCCGCCTGCTGCGCCAGGGTGATGGGATTGGAGATTTGCAGCGTATAGGTGCTATTGGTGTAAATCAGCGAAGACTCAAGTGCGCTGTTGGTCTGAGAGACCAGCGTGCCGCGATTCAGATAAACCTGGAAAACCGGCGCCAAGGAAAAATACGGCGAGGCGCTGCCATCGCCCACTTCAAAATAACCCGTGCCGGGGGAGTAAGCACCGGCGACCCAAGCATCATGGAAGCCGGAGCTGCTGTAATCCACATACGACTCCGTCGCGCGTGGATAGGCGCCGAAGGGCGGATCGTAGGTGTAGGTGCGCAGGCCGGTGAGCGGATCAATGACCGTGGTCTTGGTCATTTTCAGCGGCTGCGAGGCGAAGTTGGCGTTGGCGAAAGTCCAGACCTCGGTCTGGGCGAGATATTGGGTTGGTTGAAAATCCGGCGGGGTTAAAGGACCTGACCAGCGATAGCCAAAACTGCCCGGAATCATCGGCAGGATAAAACTCCACGGGAGCGCGGCATAGGCGGCCTGGATGTCAACTTGACAACGGCATTTGGCGCTGAGCAACATAACTCACGCCGGATCATCCGGGGCCTGGAAAGTTTCCGAGCAGAGAAATATCCGCGTGCGCTGGCTGACACTACCATCGGGATTGGTGACACAGACTTTTTCCTCCTGGAGCTGGACCGTGTGCCACTTGCCGTCGCTGCCTTTTGTTTTGGAAGGGTCCAGCGTGACCGGGGCGGTGAGCGGCGGGACCAGGCTCGCGACTGGATAATTCGGCGGCGTCCACCTCGTGCTAGCCGTGGTGCCGTCCGTGCTCATCACCGGGTCGATGCCGGCGACCGGCTGCGGACTGGTGCTGACCACATCAATTATTTTATGCGCGCCACCATGCGCCGAATGCCGCGCGTGCGTCTTGCGCCCAAACTTCACACTACCGCCGGCGCCGCCGAGCGCGCCGCCGAAGAGATAACCAAGGTCAATCGTGAGCGTGCGATAGCGTGTGGCGCGGACGGCGTCAATCAGCTCATGGCCGGTGAGGTGCAGCGGCGCGCCGAAGGACACCTTGCCGGCACCAGTGGCGATGTTGCCGCTGATGCGCTGCACCAGGGCATTAACATTACGCCAGTCTGGCCGGCCGTTCACACCCGGCGTGGCCGTGAGAAAATTCAAACAGTTCGACCGCGTGATGGCCGTCGCGCCGACGACCGCCTCGACGTTGGTGAAGCTGCCCTCGATGGCGAGATTTTTCCAACTGTTGAACATAGACTGCGCCAGGCCAACCGGAGGCTGCTCGGCATAGGCCGTGATCGTGGTGGCGGTGCTGGTGAAAGCCTGCGAGACGCCCGCCGTGTTGAGGCTGACGATGGTCATGTCGTGATGCGTCGGCTTGGTTTCCTTTTTGCCGCTGCGGTCCACCGTCGTGACGTAGCAGACTGCGCGCACCCGCTGGCCGGCGACGGGGGCCTTATTAGTGTCCGTGATCCAGTCGGCCCATTCGCCATCCACGATCTCGTAAAGGCAATTAAGATTCAACGCGGCCGCGCTGCCGTCCGGGTTCAGCTCATCAATCGGCACGAGTGTTGGCGCGGGATAATTTGGGTTGCTCCCCGTCTCAATGACGGCGGTGGATACAATACCCGTCTGGCCGGTGGCGTCCGGTTTTAGGTCGGGAATCCAGTCCTGCCACGTCGCGAGCGCAGTGATGTTAAACGGCTGGCTGGCGAAGCTCGCGCTCTGCGTGGTGGTGTTGGAGGATGAGCCGGACAAATCGCAGAACAGATCCACGCCGCGAAATTTCGACTCCACATCTCCCGGGATCGGGTCGGGATAGATGTCGGAGAAAATGTTAAGGAACGTGCCGGCGCTGTTGGTGTTCGTCTCGTCGTAATAGATCACCACATAGCTGCGCTGCCAGTCCGGCCGCTCCTTGATGGACACCTGCTCGCGGATGATGGCATTGGTGAGATCAATGTTCAGCGGGGTCAGGCTGGCAACCTTGCGGAAATGGACCGTGGGAAAGGGCAGCGTGGAATAATCCCAGTCCATCACAAAGTCCGGCTCGTAGCGGAACATCGTCTTGATGACCTCGGCCACCGTGACGCCCTTTTCCATGCGGCTAAAAGGCGTCGTGGCCGGATCAATGACGCCGAGCTTGACGGGCGCGCCCTGCTGGATGGCCCAGTTGACGGCGTCGGCGATTTGCTGGCCGGTGGTGCAGGCGTAGAAACCAGGACCGCCGATATTCCCGTTGTAAAGGACGTTCAAGACGACGCGGGGCGTGTAGTAGGTGGCATAGACGACGGGCGGCAGCGCACCCTGGGTGACACCGGGAATGGTGGCGTAGCTGGAGATGGTGTAAGTCTGCTGATAAATTTTATGCTCGAAATACCACCACGGATTCACCAGCCGGCCGAGATGGTTTTGGGCGGCCTGCTTGCCATCGCGCGTCCACGGTTCCACGCGGCCGAAGAAGACGCGGCCGCCGGCGGGATTCAGCAGCGCGACGAGCTGGCCGTAATTCCAGATGACGGCGGCGTCCAAGGCCAGGCCGCCCACGGTGAGCGTGAAAACATCGGCGGCGAGATTATTGAGATCATAGTCGGCGGACTCGATGCCCAGCTCAGCGAGCGTGAAGGGCTGCCCATTGACTGAGCCGTCCGCATGGACGAGCTGGACCGACCATTCATTGGAGGGTTGCGCGGGCATCGTTTAATGATGGTCGGCGGCGGCTTGCGCGCGCCCGACCGTCGTGAAAAGGCTATCAAGCTGCTTTTGATGCGCGGTAAAACCGGCGTTGGTTAGCGTGATGACCGCGTCGAAAAACTCGCCAGCATTGTCCTTAAATTTCTCAATATGGTCGGCGGCCTCCTTCAGGTTCCGGGCGTGGCCGCCGAGCGCGGCATCCAGCGCCATCAGGAATTGCGCCTGGCCGCCATCAACATTCTTTCCCGACTCCACCTGATCGGCCACCTTCACCCCGGCCTCGACTTCGGCGCCGTGCGGTTCCTTGTAAAGTTTTTCCACGGCCTGCGAGAGGATGGCGGCGATATTGTCCGCCATGTGCTTATCCACGACTGGCTGCATGCCGGCGGCGTTTTTTTGCGCGTCGGCCAGCTCGTTTTTTAGCCGGTCAATTTCATCCTGGTTGGCTTTACCCTTTTTATCCGCATCCTCCATCGCCTGTTTGTCGTCACCCACCTTGGATTTATGTTCCGGCGTCTGGGTCTTGGCGTATTGCTCCATAGCCAGACTCAAGGCATGGATGCGCGCGTCCAAGGTGGCCAGATTCTGCATGTCGAGGGCGAGGGAACCGCCGCCAAAAACATTCGGCGCGGACAGGCTTGCCCGGGTGCCTTCGAGGTTGGCCTTGTTTTGCGCGGAAGGGTTTTTGTCGTATTCAGACAGGGCGTGGACATATTCTTTATACTCGTCGCTGCCCTCAATCTTCGCGCGCAGCTTATCCGCCTCGGCCATCGCCTTTCGCAGTTGCTCGTCCGCATCGGTAAAATATTTAGCAACCGAGTCGTCATGGCCTTTCTCGTGATAATAGGCTTTATTTTTAGCTTGGTAGTCCGCATCCAACCCCGGTTGCGCCGCGCTGGCCTTGTCCAGCGCGGCCTGCTTGGCGGCCACCTCGTCTGCGGTTTCCTTTTTCTTGCGGGCGGCCTCGGCCTTGACGGCGGCCACGGCATCGGCCGTCTCATCGATGACCGCCTTTTCGGGCGTGATTTCACCGGCAGCCACCTTGCGTTTGGTCTCGGCATTCTTGGCAGCCTCGGCAGCCTTGGCCTCGGCCTCGCGCGCGGTCGCGATGGCCTTCATTAACTCCAACTGCGAGGCCAGCGCCTGCGCGATGGTGATCTCGTCCTGCGCGAGCTTCGCGATGGTGGCGGCGTAGGCGTCCAGCGCGGCGCGGCCGGTGTCGAGCGTGGTGTTCAGCGCCTCGATGCCGGATTTGAATTCGCCCTTGGATGCCTCCTCGCCAGCTTCATCCATCGCCTTGTTCGCGTCGTCGAGCGATCGCTTCACCTCCAGCACCACCATAGCCAGCGCAATCGCCGGACCAACCGGACCGGAGAAGGCCGCGTGGAGCGCGTGCCCCAGGCCGGGCACGATCCGGTTCATTTCTCCAAAAAGTATCCGCGAGCCTTCAAGGTGTTTTTCCTGCTCGGCCACCTGCTCGGTGGCCTCACCGGTTTTGGCGCCGAACTCCTTGGTGGAACCGCCAAGATTATCCACATCATTCTTCGCGGCCGTCGCGCCGGAGCCGTTGTAGGGCGTCGTGATTTTTACTTCCAGCGATTTGGCTTCGTCGCTCATCAAGTAGTTGAGGGTTTGGAGTTGAGAGTTGAGAGCCGGCGGGGACGCAGCACCGGGCGGATCGGGGCGGTGCAGGCATTTTCCGAATACGCCCGGACGGCCGTGAGCGACGCTTCCGCATTGGCACCTGAAGGAAACCGGATTTGGAGGGTGCGGGTTTTCATTTCAAAAGCCAGACGGAGTTTGACCGCACAAACATCTGGCCGTTGGTGGTGGTGCAGATGGAGCCGCTGGGCGCGCTGAAGTTCGGCGCGCCGTTGGTCGCCACCGCGAACCACACTAGTCCGGCGTTGGTGATGACACCGGAAACGGAATTGATTTGGTTGGTCACGACGCCCGTTGAGAGGATGGTATTGGCGGGCGGAATCATCCCGGTTCCGTCAGCGTAGGAATACGAAGTGACGATTCCGGCGGTGTCCGTTAGCTGGTTGGTGTTGGCAATCGTCCAGCCGCCGATGGTGCCACCCAACGCCCCAATGGAAAGTGCCATGCACGCGCCGTTGGTTGCAACCGTGAAATAGCCGTTATCAACGGAAATGGCCGCGAGGTTCGTGAACGCCCCATTAAAACCGGATAACCCGGAAATCTGCCCGGCGGTGATGCCCGTCAAAGCGGAGCCGCCACCGGCAAACGAAACCGCAGTCAGGTTGCCACTGCCGTCCGAGGTGATGCCGTAATTATCGGAATAAATCTGGCCTACGCTTAAGGACGCGGTCTGCCCGTTTACATACAAAGCGTAACCGCCCGCCGACATCCCCAGCCAGCCGCTGGCCACCCCGTTGGCAAAATAAATTCGCGGCTGCAAACTTCCTGAATTGGTAATGGCCGGCGCCCACAAAAAGACATTGGTGCCCGTGGCGTTGTTGAGGTTGGTCAGGCCGCCAAGCGCCGCAATCGCCGCGCCCGTCACCTGGTTGGTCCACGGCGCGACGACCGCCAGGGCGGCATTGGTGGCTTGGTTCAGCGCGCCGCCGGAAAGATTCGTGGCCGTGCCGGAAAATGAACCGCCCCCGCCGCCAGCGGACCAGCCGGCGGCGGTCAGCGCATTGGTGAGCTTGCCGAGGTTGCCGGCAAAGAAATTCGTCGGGGCAATGATCGCGCCGTTGGTGTGGGCATAGACGCCGACAAAATCGACCGCACCGCTGGCGAGTGGCGAGTGCCAAGTGGCGAGCAATACCAGGGCGGCGGCGAGCCGGCGGATCGTAAATCGTAAATCGTAAATCATAAAATTGTCATTGGGTGTGCTCCTTGACCAGGCAATCAAAATTCAGGTTGTAGCCGTTGGTGGCGTAGGACAGGTAGATGGTGAAGCCGCTGGCATTCTTGGAACCAACCCACCAGAACAGGCCGGCCGCCGGCGACTGCGCGGTGTTCTGGTCCTGCGGCAGCAGCGTGACAGAATAATTGCCGTCCGGCAGGAGCGGCGTGGAGAAGCCGATGCCGATACTGCTGTAGGTGGCCGGCACCGTGGCCGTGAGCGCCTTGCTGGCGGTGATGCCGCTGAAGAGATTGCTCACGGACGTGGTGTAGCCAACGGCGGAGCTGATGGCGGCGGCCAGGCCGTTGCTGCTGGTGACGACGGTGTTGCTCACGCCCACGGCATACGCCTGCGCACTGGCGGTGGTTATGGCGAGCGTGTTGCTAAGCGTGTAGAGATTGTAGGCCACCGTGCCGGCGAGAGAATTGGAAGTGTTGTAAATTTGGTTCGTAAACGTGGTGGCCAGGCTGTTGCTGACGTTGAACAGGTTCGTGGCTGTGTTCGTGGTGATCCAGTTGGTGAACGCGACGTAACTGTTGGAGAGCGGCACGACGGCATTGGTGTAGTTCAGCGCGAGCGTATTAGAGATCGCCGGCCAGTTGGAAAAGTTCACCACCGACAAATTGGTGAAGCCCGCGCCGTTGCCGGTGCCCAGTCCAGAGAAGCGCACCGCGCCGTTGCTCACGGAAAAATAATTCCCGTTCGTCCAGGTGATGGCGTAGCCGTTCGTGGTGAAATCGTTGGTGGTGCCGTATTCATCGCGAAACTTGAAATGGCCGTTGGTGGACAACAGCGAGAAGGAAGCGGTGCTGGTGTTGGTGAACAGCACCGAGAGATTCGTGTTGCTCGTGGTGATGACATTGCCCGGCAGCGACGCGGTGAGCACGGTGCCGACCACCTGCGTGGAGGAAATATAAAAGCCGGGCAGGATGTTGTTGTTGGTGTCGGCATAGACGCCGTTGAAGACCTGGGCAGAGCCACAGATGCTCACAGATGAAACACAGATGAGAAAAAACTTTTTCATTTTAGTTATGACCGTTTTGGTTGATGGCGAGCACCCAGCTCCCGTCCTGCAACTGGAGCGAGAGGTCACGCCAGTTGGCGTCCGCGCAATAGAGCGAGAAGAGCGCCTGTCCGGGGCCGTTGTAGCCGGCCTGGTTGACCTGGCTCACCCAGATGCCGCCCGGCCCGTTGCCGAGCGTCAGATCGCGCGTGAGACCATCCGCGCAGACGAAACTCAACTTGGTGCCCACCTTGAAAGGCTGGGGCAAGGCGGGCGCGACGATGGGGATGCCGGAATCAATGACGTTGATCTGGAAAAAGCAGAGCGGCACGGCGTCGCCCGCCATCATGCCGGCGGCGGCGGCGGCCACGGCGGAGAGCTTGCCAAAAACGCAGAGCCAGTAATTGCCGGTCGCCCCGGTCGAGGGCTGCAAGATGTTTTGCGTGGACGAAATATCCACGGTGATCTGCTGCTTGGACAGGTCGGTCCAGTGCGCCGAGGTGTCGAGGTTTTGAAAATTCGCGGCGGCGATGCTGGCGGTGATGTAAGGCGTGTTCGCGTGGGGCGAGCCAGTGGATTGGATGCGGAACTCGACGGAGTCGAACACGGATAGGTCGAGGATCGTGCCATCCGCGAGCGCGCCGTCGCTGAAGCCGAAATCAAACTCCAGCGCCGCGCCGGTGGCCACGGTGGGCACCGCGTTGGAAAGCTGGTCCACGACCGCCGTGCCCGGCGTGCTGACATTCGGCTGGAGCCGGAAATACTGGGCAGAAATTTTAGGTTGGGGCATAAATTTATTTCACCGACCAGGTGCCGGCGACGACGGTGTAGCTGAACTGCACGAGCGCGCCGTTCTTATTGATGAGTTCCACACGGGTGATGCCGCAGCCGCGCAGCCAGATGTTCTGGCTGCGCGCGGTGAACTGCAAATGCGCCAGGCGCGGCACGGCTGCCGGGTGCGTGCCGAAGAACAGCAGCGCCGCCGCAATGGCCGCGTCGCCATCAATGCCCGGCCCGCCAAAGGAGCGGCCGGCCGCAAACTGGAAGCTCTCCGTCGAGGTGATGCGGTCGAACAGATTTGGCACGGCCGCGTTGATGGGCTTGCTGACCTGGATGGCGCGGTCCTCGCTGAACTTGAAGCCGCTCGCCCAGATGGAATCCACCACGCTCCCCAGCTTGACGGGCTGGGGAGACGCGGCGGTCGAATCGTAGGCGGTGACATCCATAAGCGTGACGCTTAACCCAATTATTCAGCGGCCAGCGCGGCGGCCTTGGCGGCCTTGGTCTTCAGCGCGCCGATGTGGTTCTCAAGATTCGCGACGACGGTGCGGACCGCACCGAGGCTGGTGATGAGGTGCGCGCCTTCCGCCAGGTGCGGCTCAAGTTTTTTGAGCAGCGCATCGGCGTCGGCGATGAGTTCATTGATATCCGTTTCAGCGAGCGGGATGATTTCAGTTTTAGTTGCCATATTTTATTTTGGTGTTGGTTGTTTGTTGTTGGTGAATGGTCACTGCGTGACGGCCACTTAGCCGATGGCCGCGCGTGCGGTCGGCGCGCCGGCCGCGAAGGGCACCGTGGAACGCCAGGTGAGGTCGCCCACGCGGTTTTGTTTGCGCGCCCAGGCAAAGGCGTCGTTTTGTTCGATGAACGCGGAGTAGACGCTGATGGCCAGCCCACTGGCGGTGATGACCAGGTCATCCGTGTTCGCGGCGGACTCCAGCGCGCCCAGCGCGCCGCCCATGCCCATGTTCGCCAGGATTTGCGTCAGTGTCGGCCCCACCGGGTTGCCCTTCGCGCCGCACTCGAAGCCGTTGACGATGCCGTCAATCGTGCCGAAGCCGTCCACATAACACGGCTCGAAATCGAGGTCGTATTTACCAGTGACGGACAAACCCTTGCGGAAAGCCATGCTCGTCATGCCGGTGCGCGCGCCCCATGAGGCGGTGATGGCCGGCGCGAGGAAGTTGTTCTTAGTGAAGCTCGGCGCGGCGTAGCTATTGCTCTCCGTGTAGGTATAATAGGCATTGGCGGTGGTGGGCGTGGAACCGCTCGCCAGCAGGCAGAGAATTTTCACGTCCGCACTCCACAATTCCTTTTCCGTCGAGAGGTCAAGGTTGGTGAACTGGGTGATCATGGAACGCTTAGCGACGAAGCGGCTGCCGTCCTGGCCGTTGACCGTGCAAGTGATGTCGCTGACGCCAAAAAGTGTTGACCCGATGACCGGCGTGAGCATGGTGGCGGGAAACAGCTGGCCGAGGTTTTCGTAGCCGCTCCAGAGTTTGCCGGTGATCTCGATCTGGCGGTCGGTCTGCGTGGAGTCGAAGCGGCCGAACTCCTCGGCGCTGACCTCGCGGAACTTTTTCATGAACTTGATCTTGATGCCGCCGTCGCCGAAGCGGAAGTTGGCGGCGTTGCGGGTCAAGTAGCCCGGCCCGATGATGAGGTTTGAACTGTTCATAGTTTATTTGTGTGTTGTTGGTTTATGGTGCGGTGAACGTCCAGACATCGCTGCCGAGGACGGTGGTGGAATTGGGAACGTAGGCGGATACGAGGATCACGGTGCCGCTGGCGACCGCGAAGGGCGCGGCGTATAGCTGGCTGGTGTTGGCGGGATAACCAGCCGGGAGCACGTAAGGTCCAGGGAAGCTGCCATCCGTGGTATAATAAATCTGCGCACCGGCATGCTGCACCGTGAGCGTGCAGTTGCCGCCAGCGAAAGCAGCGATGGGTGCGTCGCATTTATCCGGCTGGGCCAGCGCGGACCGCACTTCCAAAATCAGCCGATAGCCGTAAGCGCCCTTCTTGTCTTCAATCGGATCGAAGCCGGCCACAAACCAGTTGCCGCTACCGATGGCCTGGTTGAGATATTGCGAAAGGAGAATCCAGCCGATGATGACGAGCTGCTCGGCGGTCAGGCCCGCGCCATTGGAAAGCACCAAGGCCAGGTCATCCTTCGCGAGAAAATCAATCGGCAGCTTGGTGGTCATCTGCGCCCCCGGAATGTCATCATCCGCCGGGTCAGCGTAAGGCAGTCCGATCAGGATGCCATCGCCCACCTTGCCATTGCGGCCGGCCAAGTGCGGCGCGACGCGTGCGGGGGCATCCAGCCTCACCATCTGGCGCATAGAGGCAATGCTGACATATTGCAGCAGCGGCTCACTAAGCAGCTTGGCGAGCGCGTGATCCTGGACGCGATTCAGAAAATATGTGTCGATGGCGGGCATTACATTTTCAAGATGGTTTCACCGAACGCCTGGCTGTATTGATCCAGCCGGTCTTTGATGCCGCGTTGAATGGGGCTGCGCGCGGGCAAGGTGAATGCTTTTGTCGCTGGATGTTTCCGGGCGTAATATTTGTTTTTGGCGCGCGTCGGCCGCGACGGGACAAAGCAGCCGAATTCGTGGATGGCCGGATAGCTCTCGCCATCCTTGCTCACCACATTGGAACCGATGGATGATTCGAGGAAGCCTTCGCCAAATCTGGCCCGGCTCGCGCGCAGGCTTTGTTCGTAGCGCCCGGACACTTTACGCAGGCCATCCGGCACCGTGGGGCCGCTCCGTGGAAAACTTAGATAATCCCGCTTGATGAGCGCGACGGTGAGCTGGTTCTGCTGGTCCATGGTCCGCGCCAGCGCCTTCAGCACTCGCGCCGGGTCGGAAATCTTTTTCAGATATTCCGGGGCATCGCCGCCGACCGTGATCAGGACTGGTGCGTGTTCGTTCATACCAGGGAATAACGGACATAGCCCGCGAGGATGGACTCCACCTGGGGCAAGAGTTTGTTTTGCAAATTGGCCGCGCTGATGCGCACGACGGTTTCGTCGTCGGAGCTGATGGCCTGGCCGAATTTGTCTTTTTTCTTCCAGACCTCATGGCATTGGAGCAGCCACGCGAGTTGCAAATCATTTGGCAAGGGCGTGCTGCCGGCCGGCGCGGTGTCGGGATAACCCGCGTCACCCACGTCAAGCTGCGGCCACCAATAGCCGCCGGTGTAGGTGAACTGCACCTGATGATGCCAGGGGCCAACCTCACGCTCGTGATGCGGCGCGACGATCCCATTGGCAAGGTTGATGAAATGGATATGCGTGAGATCGCGCGCGACGAAGCCATCGGCCTCACAGCGTTTGACCGCCCAGCCGGTCACGGCCGCCACCGGCGGGCGCGTCAAAATAAATTCCGTGCGGTCCGCTGGAAAAACTTCCTGGGCGCCGATGACATAACCAAAGGAGCGGCCGCAGTATTTTTCGAACTCGGCCGCGATGCCCAGGCCGATGCCGGCGACTAGCACATCGTAATTGGTGGCGGCGTTCAGCACGCTGCCTAAAATATAAGCCTTGAGCGTGGCGAGATTGGAAAAGCCGGCGTTCACAAATTTACGATTTACGATTTACGTTTTTTGATTTCACCGGCGGCGTGAGCAGCGAGTGGTTCGGGGTCGGGTGAAAGACCGCCACGGGGTCCTTGCGGACGGCCAAGCTGTCCCTGCGGACAACATCGGTCGCCTTCAAGGCGCGGTCCCGTGGCGGCTGGTTTAACATGGCGTTATTGGGGTGTTAAGGCTGGCTGGCGCTGTCGTAGTGCGCACTGATGCTGTTCAGCCGGTTGGTCGCCAAGGACGGCGTCAACGTGGCGATCACCGGGCGGCCGTAGTTGCCGCTGAAGATGTCGTCGCCGTTGATGGCATTGGTGGCCGCGCCAACCGGCAGACTGGTGATGGAACCCATGAGATAGATTTCATCGCCCGCGAACGCCGAGACCCCGAAGCCGCCGCTGCCGGTGACCACATAGTTCAGGTTCGTGGCCGGATAGCCGACCGACCCGGTGCCATAAACACCCCACGTCGTGGCCGTGTTGGTGAGGTTATTCAGGCCGTTCGTGCCGGTGTTGCCAAACGACACCACGCTGTTGGTGTAGTCCACGCCGCCATGCTGGAGAACCAGCACCGCGCCGGCCGACAAGCCGTTCGTGGCCGTGATGACGTTGGTGATGCTGCTAGTCGTGAGATTGCTCGCGATCAGTGAGTAGGCCGTGGTGCCGCTGCTCAGTTGCAGCGCGCCGGCATTGGTGTCGGACGCGTAGAACACAGACACGATCCGAATCTGCGAATTCGGATCGGCCGGCAGGATGACCGTCGCCGGGTTGGCGGCGTTCCCAGCGGCGCTGAACGTGTGATAGCTCGGGATGCCGGCGCGCACGGAGAACGCCAGCGACAACAACAGCGCGAGGAGCGCCAGATGCCAGGTGTTGCCCGCGAGCTTTTCCTTCGGCCGGTAGGACACGTTGACTTTTTCGAGGGTGACAACCTTGTCGCCATCCTTGTCCTTTTTCTCGCCCGGAACTTCGAGGGTCAGCAGCCGGCCATCATGTTCGGGATGAACAAAGGCGACCTTGACCTTGACGATCTTCTTGGAGTGCGGCTGAACATAGTTCACCGCGTCACCGATTTTTGGAAGGGGATCAGGAGCCATGCTCAAGCCCGCTTCGTTTTTTTCTTTGGCCATAATATTTAGATTTATTTGGTTGATGAGGTTTCGGGCGCGGGCTGACTAAGCCCGCGCCCACAGGGTTTAGGCGGCGGGCAACTGCAAGGTCGCCATCGCGTCCACGGCCATGGCCTCGACATCGATGCGTTCCAGCGCGCGCATCGCGAGTTCGTCCGTCGTGAAGAAGACTTCCCGGCTGACTTCCACGCGGGGAGCGCCGCGCTCGCCGAGATACCAGAAGCTCAAGTCGCCGAAGAAGGCCACGGCGGCGTTGGGCTGGGCGTTGCCGGTGTTGGCGGCGCTGACCCCGATCCAGCGGATGGGCCAGCCGTCCAGCGTGGCGGGCTGGCCGTTCTGGGCCGGCTTGTAAATCTGCGGAGCGCCAATCGTGTTGAACGTCACCAGCAAACTTTCGAGCGTCGGATGCATGTAATAGGCCGCCGCGACCTGGCCTTGGGCGGCCATGTTGGCCAGCACGGCCGGATTCACCAAGGCGCGGAGCGCCCGGAAGTGGCCGATGTTCAAATCCGTCACCACGGTGTTGCCGGCGACCGGCTTGAGCTGATACGCCGGATTGTTCGCGCAGTAGGTGGCGATGCCGGTGATGTTGGCGAAGGTGCCGGAACCGTCCGCAATGAACATCGTCTTGTCTTCCAGCTTCGCGAGTTGGCGGGCGATATAGCGCGCGAGGAACTGGCCCAGCGCGATGAACGTGTCCTCTTCGAGTTCGGTCGGGATGCGGATGATGCCGCCGCATTTGTTGGCCGTGAAGGTGACAAGGACCGCCTCAACTTCCTTCTGGGCGATGGCGGCGCTCATGCCGGCCGTGCCGACACCGAGGAAGCCGAAGTCGTCTTCACCCGCGAGCAGGCGCGGGAGCTTGACCGTGCCCGCGCCGAGCGGGAACACCGTGGCGAACTGGCGGGCCTGACCGTAGGCGAACACCAGCTCAATCACCTGGGGCATATAGATCGTCGGGAGCGGGATGTCGGTCGGCGAAAGTGCGCCGCCGGCTTTCTGTTCCGCCATGCCGAGATATTCGCGGGAAAGTTCCACCAGCCGCTTGTGCGTCTTGGGGTCTTTATTGATCGCCAGCATCCGGCTCTCGTCATTGAGCGCGGCGTATTGCAGGCAGAGGTTCGCCGAGAGCGCCTTCGCGCAGTCGTCGGTGACAAACGGGACGTTGCCGATCCATTTGACGCCGGTGAAATGCTGGGCGCTGGCCATATGCTTGCGCAGCTTTTTCACTTCCGCCTGGATTTCATCCACGCGCTTGGCCTCGGTGGACATCAGCGCGGGAATCTTGCGCAGCGCTTCGAGACCGTTTTCTTTGTCGGCGAGGCCCTTGAACAGGACATCGTTGTCGGCGATGAATTTGCTCGCCGCCTTCGTGGCCGTTTCAAATTCCTTGATTTGCTCTTCGGTCAGCGCCGCGATGCAGACCCGGCCGCGCCGGTAGCCCTTGCTCTGCGCGAACTGCACGAGCTGGTAAAGGATCACCAGCAGGCAGGCGATGCCCGGCGGCAGTCCCAGCTTGGCCAGGGCGAACGCGCCGACCATGACGGCGGCGAGCGCGGTCAGGTGGCGATAATTTTTCAGGAACTTTTTCATATTTAATTTTTTGGTGTGTTGATGGTTGATGCCGAATTTATTTATTAAGCACGCTGTTCAGCGACCGTGCCATCCCCAACAACCGCGCATCTTCGTTTCCGGTGGCAGACGCGCCACCTGGGCCGCCGGAACATGGTTTGCTGTCGGAAAATTCTTTGCCCACGAGGCCGCCCAGGAACTTGGCGGCGGCGAGCACGTCGGAGCGCTGGAGCGCGCCGGATTTTAAAGCGAGGCCCACGGTCGCGCCCGGATTGGCCGGGACCACCACGAGCGATATCTCCAGCAGCTCGCACTTGGTATAGGTGCGATCCGGCTGACCGGCCGCGTTGCCGTTGGTCCATTCTTCTGGAATGAAGCCGACGCTCTGCGAGTTGATAAACTTGCCCTTCGCCAGCTTGAAGGCCATCGCGCCGAGGGGGTTGTCCATGGCAAACGTGCAGCGGTTGCAGAGTTTGCCGTTGACGACGGCCACGGACTTGGCGCGGGCGAGAATCTTGGCCACGCTGGAATAATCGTGGCAGTCGGGAATGACCGGGTTGGCACGGAAATTCTTCATGTCGCCCCATGCGGTCGGTTCGATCACCTCGTTGTAGCGGTCCATCGAATTGTCGCTCCCAATGAAGTCGAGATCGAATTCGCCGTCGCCGTCCGCCACGGCGCGAATTTCAAAGTGCATCCCGCCACGCAGGCCGGCGACACCGGTGTAAAGTTCCAGCGCGCGCGCGCCAAAAGTTGTTTGCAGTTCGATCAGGGTTTTCATATTTCAATCTTCATCGTTCCAAATTTCTTCGTCTTGTTCGTCATCGCCTTCCGGTTTCATTTCTTTTTGAACGTCATCAGGCCGACGCCGAAGATTTTGAAGGTGACGGATTTCT